ACAAGGTCGTCTGTTGTTACTTCTAAAGTCGTTAAGCGTTCTTCCTGAGTTGCTTTTGGTTCAAAGGACTTCTCAGCAATCCCCAACTTCTCAATCATTTTTTTCTGCATTTCAGTCATTTTGCCACCTCCGCTAAAGAAACCAGATATTCTTCTGCACTTGATACAGGAATTCGGTAATTATCACCATTGCTGTTCTTAAACATAAGTGTGCCACCAGCTTCGACTTCCAATGGTTCCTGGAATGTATCGCCAATGATATCGGAAATATCAATGATCTCTTCTTCTGCAAGTTCATAATAAATAATTATTGGATCACCGCTTTCACACAAGTTTTTACAATATTTTTTTACAGCGTTTTGGGCTTCAATTGCCGATGCTTCATTTGTAATACCTAAACTACTATTTAATATTCTGATGTGTATCTGAGTACTGTTCAAACACGTTGCATCATAAGTCAGGTCTTCGCTCCAACACCATTTTGAATATAGTAATTTATTACTAATAAGTTTTGCATTGAATGATTGTTTCTGTCCAATATCCATGCTCGTATAAGCATCGGATGAATTATCTCTAACATATGTTTGTTGAGAGTAAAATTGTTCATCACCTGTCACTACATATCTACCGATGCGTTTATGATATTTTTTATTTTCCCAGTCTATATAATTGCATACATCGTTGATACCATCACCATATCCATCAAGTTTAAGGACAGCCTGCAGAATTGAATGGGATGTTTTATGGTATGGTTTGTACTCTGTAATAGATGAACTTTCTTCAACTTGAAATTTGGCATTATGCTTCCGATAAAGTACATAGTCTCCTGTGGAGCAGAAAAAGAAAACTTAACATTGTAATCAGTTTTACCTGTTCCAACTTCATGTTTAAAATCTCCGCTTGGATATGTGGCTTCTTTTGTAGACAAAGAATATAATAACATACTACTAGATAGTGATGTTTTCAAAGCAGTATTATAGCTAATAGTATATGTTGTGCCAATCTTTAATCCATCAATCTTTAATATTGGGTGCAATGATACATCAGTTTTAACAATATTATCGCTTTCCTTGTTTTGATCGAACAAATTCTTTCCTTGCTCCATCACTTCATTCACAGGCACACTCATCAGTTCACCTGCATTATGCGGATAATAGTCTGCTGGAAACATATCTTCAAATTCTTCTGGTGTGGATGGTTCATTGCCTAAACCAAACATAAGGGTGAGATCAAATAAACGTGGTCGGATAGTGAGATTTGATACGGTTGTTCCATTTGCTACTTTAATACAATTGTATCCATTGTATTTACCCAATGTCGCATTCCAAGCAGATATATCTCTTTTATAAAACTTGGTGTAATTGTTATTCCCGATTGAAACGCCATTAACTATTGCACCAACATTCCATAAATATTTATGACCACTACATAAAACAAAAGATTTATTCTTGTTAATTTGAAACGTAGCATCTGTTGCAGCAGTTCCGTCTATTGTAATGCTCCCATCGCCATTATTTGTAAATGTAATTCCATTAGCCGTTTTTGTGTTTTCGTATCCAGTACCCAGCAACTGATTCCATACAATTGTCTTTCCGCCAATACTTTTAACGCTTGCTACTTTCGCACCACTCGGAACCGTTTTCTGATATGCTTCTGTGTCATCTGTCTGAAAATCATAGCTGATACCCTGATTGAGTTTCCAGAGTGCATCAAGTTTTCTGTCAGTTTTAACAAGAGCTGTTTTATCGGCTTTAGATGTCAAATCTTCCTTTAGCAAATCAATCTTTTTTCCTGTGACTGCTGCATCTGCCGCCTTTCCAGAAATCGACAGGGTATCATCGATGCTTGTTTTTATGAACTCCTGCTGCTTTGTAGCTTCTGCCTGCAGGTTACTCATTGCTTTTTCACCTGTTGTCTGGATGTCGGTTTTTACCTGAGTACCTTCTGTGATCTTATTTCCCAGAGATGCAATCAGATCGGCAGCAGTCTTATTTGTTGCATCTAATCCAGTTTTAGTTTCTGATGCTGTTGTGTTAGATGCATCCAGATCTGCTTTGGTTTTGGTCGCTGTTGTGTTAGATGCATCCAGATCTGCTTTGGTTTTGGTCGCTGCCGTATTGGAAGCATCTAAATTTTTCTTGCTGGTGTCTGCTGTGGAAATGGTTGTTTCCAGCTGTGTTTTGAGAGAATTTCCATCTGTGATCGTATTCGCCAGTGTTATGTTTGCTTCAGATGCTTTTTTATTGATCTCTGTAATCTTCTCTGAAGTGTAGTTTCCAATTTCTGTCTTAGCAGATATTTCTTTTTCTGCAATGTATGACGCTGTCTGGTCTTTTACTGCCTGGACAGAAGTTGACTGCTGATCCGTCACGGCTTTGATTGCAGCATTTTTCGTTTTATTTATTGCTGCATCTGCTTCGCTTTTCTTTTCTTCAACACAATCATCAAAAGCTTCCAATGTATTGTTGACATTCTGTTCAGACTCTGACGCTGCGTTTTTGGACTGTTCTGCACTCTGAGCAGAATTTGCAGCGCTATTTTTGCTATTTTCCGCTTCCTGTGCCGCCTGGACTGTATCAGAATGTAACTCCTGCACATCTGCCTGAGATGTTTCTATCTCTTGCTGAGCCAGCTCTACTGCTGCTCTGGATGATTCTACCTGTGTGGCTTTATTAATCACATCGTTATATGCCGTAGTGTATTCCGGTGTCATATCTCCGGGTGCAGCTATCATCTGCCAATGTTCCGAATTGTGTCCCGCATCAGGAGCAATTCCGGTGATCGTTGTCTCCAGTTCTGCCAGGCAGAAATATGAGCCGCCCCGATATGAAACTGTATCAAGATATTCATAGTCAGCTGAGTCATCATATTCTCCTCGTGGGTTTAAGGAGATATTTCCTAAATCTGTTTCTGTATAATTATTTACTGTATTTGACATCCGGTACCTCCTCAAACTTTCAGCCGGTATTTCAAACGTGATCCGATTCGTTTAAAATTCACTTTATCAATAGTTGGATCTGAATACATTTTTAAACGACCCTTGGCAACTTTAAAAGCTGCAAAGAAAACATTTCCCGTATCGCCTTTCAAACTTTCATGTTTTTCTTTCACATAATCGTCTATCTCTTTCTTTGCCTGTTCGCTTTTCTCGGAAACCTCTTCTACAGAATCTTTTGCTTCCTGGCTGGCTTTCTCTGCCCGATCAGCAGCATTGTTTACTTCTTCTATCGCCTCCCGGAAGAATTTCTTTTCCTCCGGTGCATCTACAAGATCTGTGTTTGGCTTTGGTCTTGCCCGGACCGGGATTGTGATCTTGTATTTTGTTTCTCCAGATTCAGTATCTGTAAGATAGATGAATGCATAGATACTGTAATTGTCTCCTGCGACCTTCCTGAGAAAGCTGTCAGGGATCTGTACCTGTGCAGTTTTGTCTTTTACGGCTCCGATCTGAATCAGAGATTCTCCTTCCCGGTCCTGATCAGAAAAGTGGACTTCAAATGTTGCAGGAAGAGTAATTCCTTCTATCTGCAGTATCTGGCCATAGTCATACTGCCAGAGGGATGTTGTTCTCGCATATGTGTAATCGTTAAATGTTGCTGTTATGATGTTATCCCTCTTCTGCCTCCCTCTTTAGCAAATTCCATTCTTTTTCCGTGATAATCTCCAGTGCCCATTCTTTCGGAATGTATAGTTTCATTCTTTTATTGATTTTATTTTTTCTGTAGTATTTATTCCAGAAATAGGCATTCGCCAGTGCTCTTGCTTTGTGCATAATGCATATATATGTTGCCCTGGCGTCCGGTGTACCGAAAATCTGGTAATTGTATGCAGTGCACCAGCTGCAGCCCTCTGCGATAGGACAGATAAAGCACTCGTCTGTGCTCTGTGTTCTCCTGTCAATTTTCTTCAAGCATTCTACGCGGCATCTGTCGCATTCCGTCTGGCAGATTCCGGAATCTACATCTCCGATCGAATAAGGTTCCTGTTGATTTCCCAGAGAGCTTTCCATGTAGCGCAAACACGGATATATAATGCCTGCCGGATCTACGGCCAACATCATTCCATTTCCACCGCACCAGTTCTCCAGATCATCCTCCTGTTTTGGATGAAAGAACTCCTCTTCAAACAGCGAACAATAATAATCATTTTCGAAATCCATATTATTTTCCAGAATGTAATCCGCGAGACGCTTCATTTCGTTATATAGTACGGTGGCGTGAATTGGTTTCCATCCATCCTCGTATACGCAGTTCGCATTTATTTCGCAATATCCCAGCTCAAACATATGGACGATCGCATCGTATGTATGCATGACATTGGCCGGCGCGATAGTGATCTTTGAACCCATGTAATTTCCTTTGTCCATCCAATCTTTCGCCGCAGATACTGCCAAGTCATACGAAGGGCTTCCATCTGAGAATATGCGGCAGGAATCATGCAGTTCTTGATTCCCGTCAACTGTGACTGAGAAAGACAATCTGTTCTTCCATTTATCAAGTACTCTCCTGACTTCTGGATCATGATATAGTGTTCCGTTTGAGCATATAGAAAACATCGTTTTATCAAGCCACGGGTGATTAAGTTCTATCATTCTGTCAATTGCATATGAACATATCTGGTCTATTAATTTCGCTTCTAATAATGGCTCACCGCCAATGAAATCAATGATCAATCCCGGAGATTTATGGGGGTTGATATATTCTTTCATCCCTTTTTCTCCGGTTAACAGTAAATCTATCATTTTCTCAGCCGTTTCAAGGCTCATTTTGCGTTTTCCTTTTTTAATCTGATAGCAGTATGTGCACGCCAGATTGCAGTCATCAGTCACCTGAAATGTGACTGTTTGCGTTAAGATTTTTTCTTTTTCATTCGCCTGATGAAGTTCCGGATATAATCTACTTAATTGTTCCGTGTACTGCTCAGTTCTTTTCATTTTCAACACCTTCGATTTCGCAATTGCACATTATGTTGATCTCAAGTTTCGTCGAATTGTTTGGAAGCATCCAATTATATTTATGCTTCTTTATTGCTTCCGGTATATACAACTTTTCAATTTCCTGAACTGCCAGTTTGTACTCCGCTTCCAGCTCTGCTCCTTTTTTTTGATATGCTTTAAATGCTTCGGAATTGATCACGTCCGGATCGTTCGGATGTGATTCAATAATTCTCTGGATAACATCTTTTGCAAATCCCAGTTCAAAGTTTAATCTTTCAATGTATTCTGCTTTTTCTCTTTCGATTTCTACAATTATCTTTCTCATAGTTTCTCCCTTCTTTAGATCGCTCCAAGTTTTATCGTGATCACGCTTCCTCTGTCTGACAGATCCTCTGTGATCACGTCCACTTTCCACCCCGGAAAGTCCCTTTTTGTTTTTCCAACGCTTAATGTGAATTCCGAGTCGTTTCCGTCTGATAATTTTTTCTTGACTGATTCAAAAGTTTCATTTTCTCCCACATACATGGTGATAAGGCTGTTGTAACTTAATTCATTTCCTTTTCCATCCTTAAATTTTTCAAACGAGAACGAATTGTTCATTCCTGCTATTTCTATTTCCTGCTTATTTTTTAAAACTAACTTCATTTTTCTTCCTCCTGTTTTTTTAATGACCGAGTCGGTCATTTTACTGTAGATGAAACTTGCCCATAGCATGTATCTTTGCATGTATCTCCGCAATTAGTAGAACAATTTGACGAGCATGAAGTACTGCATCCTCCGCAAATCGTAGAACAGCTATTTGAGCACGATTCTGCGCATCCTCCCATGCATGAAGATGTGCATTCGGATCCGCATGAACTTCCGCATGAACTGCATCCAGAACAGCCAGTGCATGATGTCGAACACGATGCTGTGCATCTATTATCGCATCCAGTACAGTATCCTGAACATGTCCCAGAGCATCCAGAGCAATCGTATGAACAACTGTACCCGCATCCAGTACATCCATTTTTGCAGCCGCCCGAGCAGTCATCTGCGCATGTTGCAAAGCAGGAACCTCCGCACCCGTTTGTGCAATCTGCGCAAGTCTCTGCACAATTTATCGTGCAGGTCTGGAAGCAATCCGTTTTGCAGCCGCCCGAACAGTCATCTGCACATGTTGCCTGACAACCCGTACATTCATCCTCACATGCTCTGTTGCATAGCCTATCACAATTCCCACTGCATCCAGTTTTACAGCTGGTTGAGCATGCAGTTCCGCATGAGCTTCCGCAATTTCCTTTCGTTGTATTCTGACAGCTTGTCGCGCACTGAGTTCCGCAACTAGATGTGCAAGCCCTTTTACATTCCTCCTTTTAAGCTTTTATTGATGTAGTGCATCCTGCACCGCATGTATGTGTACAGCCGCTCGAGCAACCGCCTGTGCAACCGCCACAGCCGCCTGAACAGCCATCTGAGCACTGTTTTCCACATGTAGTGCTGCAGTTTCCAGAGCACGAAGTGCACCCCATACAGGCAGATGCACAGGCCAGTTCGCATAGACCTGTGCAATTTCCCCTACACCCCGATACCTTTGCATCTTTCTGTATATTCAGCATTTTGTCTGCGAAATTTTCTGCTTTTTCCAATGTCATTTCAAGTGCAGTTCTTTCTTTTTTCAGACTGTTATCTGGCAGGAAATCGTTGATTTCTAAAAGCGGATCAATGATCTTTTGAATGTGCTCATCTGAAACCTGTTTTCCATTCTGCGGCATGAAATCAAAATCATACTCCTGTGCTGCATATTTCTTCAGTGATCCTCCCATTTGTTCTGCTGTTCTGCTCATCATTACTTTTTTTACTTTTTCTTTGATCCGTTTCAAAGATTCAGCTGTTATGATCCTTATTCTTCTCCTATACTGCTGACACTGACGTGTAAGCCGGGTTCACGAGCATATAGTCAATTGTTACTGTTTCCATTATTGTTGTTTTTAAAACCGACGCTTCGATGTACATTTTCGTACCTTTTTTTACTTCCCCAAAGTCTACGACAGTTCCCAAAATCTTATATTTATTGTTTGCATCAAACATGTTTGGTGAAATGCGGATTTCTTTAATGATCTCTCCGGTATATGATCCTTTTCTGACTTTTACAGATATAACAGAATCGGTTTTCGATATATCTGAAACCTTCATACGAATCATAACTGAATATGTTCCTATTTTCAGCGCAAGACTTTTTGAGAATAACGTTATTTCTGATATAGAGCTTGCATTTTTGCTCAGAACAGGGTATTCTGCTTCTTCATCGTTAATCGTAGCTTCCGTCGAAAGGTTTGTCCCTCCGACATAAATTCCTCCAGCATTTTCTACTTTTGCAAGAGTTTCATCGACCTTGTCCATCATGTCTGCGAAATCTTTCACGTTGAAGAAATCATCATCCTCCGGTTTTGGGAATCCATAATTAGTTGTTTTCTGCAAATGTTACCTCCTCATTCCGCAGCTGGTAATATGTCTTATCTTTTAGTTGCTTATATGTATAAGGTTTATATTTTTTGTATTGATTGTATCTAAGAATTATTTCTAGCAAATAGTCAAGTGGTACCATCTGTTCAAACAGGTTCTTGACGCTGTTGGACATATATTTTCTTGTCACTTCGATTTGGCATGACAGCAGTTTTCTGTCCAGATCTATCTTTAGTATATAATTTTCTCTTCCGAGTACTGCGTCCAGTTTCTGGCGCAGTGTTGTTTCTGTGTATACAGGGCTTGACCACCACCTCAAAAGAACTTCCAGTCTCCGGTCTTCCAGGCTCGCCGTATCAAGAGGCTGGATTCCAAGGATCTTTTCTCTGTGCTGTATGCCTGACTCTGCAGATGTCTTAATTGTGATATCCTGATCTATTTCTTCCAAATGCCTTTCAAGAATTTCGCCAATCGTGTCTCCTGCGTCGATGCACGCTTTTATTTCCCGGATATTTATTACAGCTTCCGGATATTCCACTTTTATGTGCATGTAATCTCCCCTTTTACCGGGACTGATTTATCTGTTATCTGCAGATTGTCATCTGCCCCATTGATCAGTGTTCCTGTGACATCTATTATTCCTTTAATTTTTACAATCGCAGCTTCTATCTGCAAAATACGTACAATAATCGTGTCGTTTTCTTCCCATTCTTTTCGAAGACTAAGCAGATATTCATCAACAGCCTGATTAATATAGCTCATTAAAGCTTCTGTAGTGTATCCAGATTCGCATGTTATAGTCGTTGTGATATTTACGGTTGTTTCTTTTACTCCAGTAACAGATACTCGGTGTCCGATGGGTGCGAACCCTTCTCCTTCTCCACTGTTTACAACCGGGTCCACTGCCGTTTGTGTTGCAGTAATAACATCTTGTGATGGTGTTCTATAGTCCTGTCCAATGATGGTTATCGCAATTCTGTCAGATGGCGTTTTAACCCGTTCCAACTTGCATCCATAGACACCTCTCAGCTCTTTAACGCGGCTTTTATAATATTCTCGGTTTCCGGCGAACCCTCGGTAATTATAAGTTGCCAGCAATCTTGCGCGATAGCTTTCTGTTTCTTCCTGATCAGTGCCTTCCAGAATACACTTGATACTTCTACCCCACTCGAAATTCTCTACGTATTCAATAGGGTCAAGTTCTCCTGTAATATGGTTTGGTTCTGCTCCTGGTTCGTCGCATCCAAGTCTGTATATATGTTCCGCATCATTTATCACGTTAAAAACAGTGTAGTTATATTCATCAAGATTCCATCTCGACCCTAATGGCACCTCGCAATTAAATTGAGCAGTAATCTCTGAATATGTCGCTTGATTGATGTAGCATCCCCTGTCATTTCCATTCCTGATAAGGTGTTCCAGATCCGCAGTGTCCGCATACATGTTTTTCTCAATTCCTGAAAGTATCAAATAAGCTTCCTCAAGTCTTACCGCCTGTTTTGCACATGCATTAAATATCAGGCTGCCTTCCGATGTGTCGATATCATCCGGCATATCTTCCATCATTGAGCGCATTATTGTTTCATAAGTCATTTCTTCAAACATCTGTGTTCACCTCCCCGTCTCCGAGTTCTGTTATAAGTCTGAATGTCAGCGTGATCTTTTCTTCCTGTTTTACGCATGAGAAATTCTCAATTCCGGTTATATACGGATTTTCTGTCAGACATTCTTCCGTCATCCTCTCCAGTTCAGAATCTGTCAGTTCTTCAGAATAACTCTTTCCTACAAGATTCTCATATTCCTGTCCATAATCTTCTGAATAGATATAATACCGATAGCGTGGTGTTCTTAACGCCAACCACGCCCACACAAGAAGCGCATCGTATCCTTCGACCATCTTTCCGGAAAGTTGCCCTGTCTCAAAATCAATTCCATATTCCCGGGGAATATATAAATTTTCTTCCTGGGTTTCTTCTTCAGTTTCTTCAAAAGGAGACATCATTCTGCTTCCACCACCTTTGCAATTAAAATGTATTTCTCATGTTTATGTAGTTTCAAGAGAAGAACGATATCTCCTTCTTTTAAGATGTTTTTTCTATATTCTTCCATAGTGACATTATGGTCGGAGTCTGTCATATATTCTGCCGATTCAGGTTTTGAAGCATGCAGGAATATTTTTTTGTTCGGGTCCAAGCGCAAATTGCAATCTATTAGATAATCTTCTTTCTTTAAGGTCATCGTGTCTATTCTGACCTTTCCCGACTCCATCATAACTCCAAGCTGAGGTACCGGAGGGTTATAGAATCTTCCAGCTTTTCTCATTTGCTCTACGAACCGTTCATATGTATTTATAGGCCTTGATATCTTCCTCCATTAATAGCTGCAGTTACTTTCTTTCCCTGCCACTGACTTACATTTAACAGTGCTCCCGAGTTTGAGTAATCGCTTCCACCCATACTCTCAAATTCTATGATTGACCATCCAGGAGCAGGGTAGTCCTGCTTATGCCCATAAATGCTACCGTTTCTGTCTCCTGCGTTTTTTTCATCCGCAACAAGGCAATTCAGTTTTATCCCACCTTCCAGTGTAAAACTTATAAGGTCGCCACAAGAGCCAAAGTATGATCCCACAGCAACAAGATAATAACCATCTATAGTCGCTATGCCATGATCGCTTGCTCGTCCCTTCGCATTCCATATATCTGCAACCCTTCTTTGCATAGAATCACCATTCCATCGGCTATACCAATATGGATAAATCGTATAATCCCATGGACATATGCCGGATTGTTGCAGTCCCGTTGGTACCGGTTTGGACGTACCAGATATAGTCGCACCGCTTCCAACTGATATTGTTGTAACAGGATAGTCAATGTAGCAAAATCCGTATACGTCACTTCTTCGGTTTCCATACTGCTTTCGTGCTGCAAGTCCGCCTGTTGCACCGCTTGTATTTCCCTCAATAGACACATAATCGTTGATTCCCGATCCGGAAACACTTTCCACCAAGCCTATATGGCTTCCTCCACCCGGTCCGTACACTACCAGTGCGCCAGTTTTTGGCGTTGTTCCAAATTTTCCCCTTGCCTGGTACCATTGTGTCACCTCAGAGCAGCTTGCAGTCTTTCCTCCACCCATAAACAGGTCTCCATGTCCAGATTTATTGAAGATTGACCATTGAAAGATGCAGCACCATGCAACTCCATTGTACCCGTAGTATTGTGTGGCTTCATTTGTACTTCCTGATATTCCGATCCATGCTCGTGCCTGATTCAGTACATCATCCAGTGCATTGCTGGTCGTTGTACTGCTGCCGCCTGCAGAATTCGCAATCTGTTCCTCGTCTTCCTCCTGAATATCCATCACGTTTTTGAACGCAAGTTCCAAAGTTGTCGTATAAACTCCACCGTTCCATTCATGGCTGTCATTTTCTATCCAAAATTTTCCCTTCAGTCCGGTCCTGGAATCCTCTATAATCACACCTAATCCAGAAATGCATCTGTAGTCCCCAATCATAGTCAAATTTGCGGTTTTATTTATGCCTTGCAGTTCTGCCTTAGCTTCTGTTTTCCCGTTTCCACTATCTACGGATATCGTATTTTGAAATATGCCGTATTTCTTTATCCAGTTTGAGTTACTCACACTTCCAATTTTATTATTGTTTGAGTCATAGATATATACACGATTTACCATGCTGTCTAAATCTTCTGTATATGAGGACTCTGTAATTCTTTCCCCCTGCCGTATGTGGAAATTGGGGATAACTTTCCCTTTCTGTATGACCTCCAGCTTATCTCCGTTCATTTGTGCGATGTATTTTTTCTTGTTTTTTCGGTATGCTTTTGTGTATGCAGCCATGATAATTTCATAATACGGGCGTTCCTGAAAGAATATTTTCGCAATAGGCATCTTAGTTTTTGCAATGGATCCGGTCTTTACTTTTACGTCTCTGCAGACCATCTGTGCGATTTTTTCAGGGGTTTTGTTTGCAAAACGGTATGTACCGCTAGATCGTAAGAGATGCATCATGCCGTCAGTTGCTGTATACTGTAGCTCACCCATTTCAGATTTTCTTTCTCTTTGGGTAATAATTCCGACAAATTTCGTTTTTTTATCATCCGGATATCCTGGGTAGAATACAATTTTGTCTCCTAATTTTATGCCAAGAGTCTTGACATTCTTATCATTCGGGCTGTATGCAACACTAAACACGACTGTTCTGGCTGCCTGTTTAGCACTCCCAGCCCAAGTCACGCTCGTTACATAACCGGTTATTTTCGCATCATTCCACATTATTTTCATGGTATCACCAGCTTTGTCCCGTCATATATATACCAGCCATTTACACCATTATGTGCGCTGCTTACACGTCCATGCTTTTTTGCGGCTTTTTCTATGACAGTCTTGTTTGCATTGTAGATTTTGTTCGCATAGGATCCTGAACCGTAATATTTTTTTGCGATACTCCTGAGGGTGTCATTTCCTTTTACTGTATGAATTTTTTTCTTTGGTTTATTGTCTGAGCGGCTGTTCTCCTTTTCCGGCTTCTTTTTCTCCGTTTTTACAGGTTCCAGGACCGCCTTCAACGGTTTCGTATATTTTGGCGGACGATAATCTTTCATAGTGATCGAATATGTTATATCGCCCGTTCCGTCGTCTTCCCCGAACTGAAAAGATGTTATTATTACATTTTTATTAATCTTTGTTTTTGTAATAATGAATTGAATAGGGGTTTCCTGCCATCCGAGGATTTCCTTTACATACTCCCAAGGATTTCTGTCTTTTGCATAGTCTGCAAAAGGGTAGTCCTGTGCCGGGAAAAAAGATTCAATCGTATACGTTTTAAGTCCTTTTTTCCCAAGTATTGTTACATCCCCTCTTGTTTGCACATTAACAGTCTGATGTGTATTTTCAAAGGTCACATTGAATGATGCCGGTCTTATAGGAAGTTGTATTGATTTGTCTTTATTTTTTAACCAGTATTCCATATCTCCTCCTATGCTGTCTGCGGCATATTATCATTTGCCTGTTCAATCTTCTTTACAATCACCTCGGCGATCTTGTCGATATCCGCCTCTTCTCTCACCACGATGCTATCTGCCAGTTTTGCAATTGCAATAGAATAATTCTTCCTTCCATCCTGGCGTGCTATCCGCACAGATTCATCGTGTGGATATACTCTACTTCCAGTTGGAAGGTCAACAATTTCTCCACCCTTTTCGCTGATCTGCACAATTCCGCCCTGCCAGTAATCAGTACCTTTCGCCAAAGTCGGAATCGTTGGGATATTGAATCCGATATGCCCTCCGCCAACAGCACTGGGTAGGTCAACACTTATTTTATTAATCGCTCCAATTGCTTTATTCACAAGGTTGATTACCGCATTAAGTGGTGTCTTTACAAGTGATTCCAGTGTTCCGAAAATGCTACCTACCGCCTGAACGATTCCATTCCATGCTTTTTCCCAGTTTCCCTGGAACACGCCTGTCAGGAATGTGATAACTCCCTCGAACACTCCAAGCACTCCATCGATTATGACACTTACATCATCAAAGAATTTTACAACATAATCTCCTGCTGCTTTCCACACTATTTTGAAAACAGGTTCCAACGTCTCTTTCAAGTAAGACGCTACTTCTTTTACAAGATTAATAAACGGTTCCAACTGTGGCTGTACCGTTTTCCAGAAATCCGCAAATCTTTGTCCGATCTTCTGCAAGATCGGTGCAATTCTGTCCCAGTTTTTATAAATCAGGATTGCTGCTGCTGCCACTGCCGCTGCCGCAATTCCAAATGGACCGATCATAATTTTTGCAATTCCCGAGAATCCCGAAGCGCCTGTCAGCCTCGTAATCGCACCGCCTACTCTTCCAAAGTTCGAGATCACCGTGCTTATTCTAGTAGAAATCTTTCCAAACCCCATTAAAACTGGTCCTACCGACGCTGCCACTGCCGCGAATTTCACGACTGCCTTCTGAGTAGCCGGCCCCAGTTTATTCCATTTGTCTGTAAATTTCTGTACAACACTGATTCCTTTCGTAACATACGGAATTAATTGATTTCCAATCGGTTGCAGTACATCCACCTGTATGGTTCTCCAGAGTCCTCCTAAAGCTCCTGACAAAGTGTCGTATTTTACATTTACAAGGCTTTCCATGGATTCTCTTGTCATGTCAATTGCATCATTTGTAGTTGACAAAGACATAACAACTTCTGGTCCCAAATCTTCCCACATTGTACCGAACAAATTAACTCCGGCAGTATTTCGTTCAATCGGATCTTCCATGGCCGATAATCCAACAATTACCTGATTGAACGCTTCATCTGCCGCTTCTCCTCCTGCTGCAAATTTTTTTGCAGTTTCTGTAGCATCCAGGCCCAATGCCTTAAATCCCTCAGCAGTAGTATCTGAACAATCAATAGCGCGGATAGCATTTTCCTTTACAGCATCTCCAATTTTGTCCAGATTGAATGCGCCGTTTTGTGCTCCATTAACAAATACCGAAAACATTTCATCTGCGCTCATTCCCATTTTTTTAAACTGAGGAGCGTATTCGTTAATGCTGTCAAGGAGTTCTCCTGAGAAGTCCAGCCCATTTTGACTTCCTTGCACAATCAAATTGAACGCTTCATTTGCTTCAATTCCAAAATTTCTTATAAGAGAATTCGCAGTTCTAGTGCTTTCTGCAACGTCATATCCGAAGGTGTCCGAAAGAGTATACGCATATTCCGTGCATCTCTGCAGAGCTGAATCATCCAGGTAAGACATGTTCTGATTAACAGTCGCCATGGCTTCTGCCACATCATTGATAGATTCTCCGAAATTGTCCTTGTAAACATCATTGATCATATCTTTATATTTTCCCATTTCATTCGATGCGGTTCCTGTTGCCGCCGCGAACTGTTGGAAAGCATCCTGTGAATCAGAGGAAAATTTAATTGCCGCAGTTCCGACTGCTGCTAGTGGTGCAGTGACCGACTTGGTCAATGTTTCTCCTGCAGCAGTAAATGCTTCTCCTGCGTGAGAAAATACGCCCGCAACACTATTAAATCGTTTTTCTAGGTCGCGCGCCTGTGCCGCTACTTCTCTCGACGGATTGCTGAAATCGTCAATCAGCTTTACAACTGCTGCAACTGTCTTACCTGCCCTTGTCTCTCATCTCCTCTTTTATGTCCTGTAATTCTTGTTTTAAAAAGGCGCGAGTGATCAAACGTTCACCTGCGCCCATATCGTAATATTCCGATGGTTTCCATTTCTTTAGGCGGAACAGTGCATAAGCCACGCTTGCTTCGCCGTCCACCTTTATGAGTTTTTTACTTCTTCCTCAGCATCTTCTCCAAGTCCGGAAAGTTTAACAATTTCGCTTGCAATAGGCCCCGATTCCACTCCAAATAAAGCCGCTGCCAAATCCTTCGGTGTCGAAGCGCCAAAGTGTTCCATGAGTTTCTCATTTTTCAGGTCTGGTTCTACAATTCCATACACGCAGCACATCAGATTAAAATCATAAACAGCTGCCATATCCCTGTTTCCATTCTTGTCATACAGCATTGCCTGCAGGCTGTTATAACGTTTTCCGGACAGTTCTCTAATCGTTATTTCTGCGTTCTCTCCCACTAACCTTTCCAGTTTCTTTGATTTAATTTTTTTTGTTTCTTTTTCTTCCATTTTCGCTTTATCTACGCAAAGCAGTTTGTCAATTAAGTTCATGTTTTTTCTCCTTTATACATCAATTGCATCAAGAACTTCAAAGCCACTGAAACTGAATGGGATTGATTCCTCCAACAGTTTTCCGGCTTCCCAGTCTGCAATTGTCAATTCCGTGATCACACAGTCATCCAGGCGAATCCTTTCTGCCCCAAATGCTTCCGGATCCTCCAAATTCGTGATAATTGTCATCCTCGTGGCTTTACCTTTTTTCAGGTTTTCAGACACTTTTTTCAAGAAATAGGATGTAACCTTATTTAATTTCAGTGTACCAGATCCACTGATTCCAGTTATTTTGTATCCTTTCTCCAATGTCCCTGTTCTTTTTACTTCGCTTGTATCAAGTTTCATCTTTGCCTGGAGCGCCGTTGCTTCCGCCATATAATCATTATCAATCCAGCACTCTCCAAACGTTCCATTAATAACACGATCTGGTGTGTAATTATTCCTTGTGGTTCCTCCTTAAACAGTAATTTCCAGATTAATATCTTCCATGACATCAACGATAGTTACGGATGCCCTCATGAACACTTTTTCATCCGTGTACTGTTTTTTTATTTCTTCATCTGACATTGCTTCCGCTTCGTCTCTGGTTACGCCTTTGTTTTCAATGATGTACTCTTTGATTTTCTCTACATCAAGTTCGACTGCATAGTCCTGTATAAGACCGTTTCTTTCTAATTCTTTCATGTATGAATCAATTGCAGAAATCAACAAGCATTTATTGCTATATGTATTTGGGTATTTTCCAACATAGTTGTCTTCTGCAAGCAGGACCAGGTCGTCATGCATCATATCCATAGTTTCTACAACACGTATTTTTTTCCATGGATCTGCTTTTCCTTTTGAAACCGTTGTCAGAGAATTAACTCCCCTGGCTACTTTTACTTTTTCTCCATCATAGAAAAGCACAAGCTTCCCTGCATCTACCGCAGCATCTAAGGCATCTCTGTCCAGCTTTTCACACTCACTCGCCTCTTCGACAACTGCGTAGGTCGATGATATTTTATACGATGTTCCTGCAAGCAGACCTGCAATCCGGGAACAAAACTCTTCTGGGCCGTACTTCTTCCCTTTTACTGTTACTTCGCTTGTAGCATAATTCACGATTCCTTCACTGTCTGCAGTGTTGTCCGGAAGAACCGCTTTTATTTTATTTCTATTTCCTTCTCGCTGATCTCTCACCCATGTTACAATTTCTTCTTCCTGGCCATCTGTTTTTACTGTTGGGCAACAAAGCCATGTTACTTTTTTTATTTCAAAGTATTCAAGAGCCTTTCTGTAATCTTCTTCTGTTTTCGCAAGAACATATACAACTATCTTTCGCGGAGTTGTATCATTTCCTTTCATTGCCAGTTTAATTTGTTCTTTATTCTCTGCGCTCAACGTTTCGGGTATGTCTTTTTCTTTGTAGATTGTAATCAGATTTCCATCCGGGACAACCGCGTCCTTTATGATCATTCCCACTATTCCGCGTTCAGATCGCCTAATTGATTTTCTCGCCGCCGCCACAAATACGACATTCATCACCGGTAAACCCCTAATTCCTTACCTCCTGTGCAAATATTAATTCTTTCATTGTGTCATAGTTTTCTTTTCTCGGAATCTGATCCCAGAATTCTACATCGAACCGGCATACAGGAATATTCAAATTTTCTCCCTGGAAATCCAGTTCCATGTTATTTGTGTTCAGGTTTCTGTTCCCTGCTGTCACTTTTTGTCCAAATAATTCTTCCATCCTAGCGAAAAATTTCATTGCTTCCTCTTCATTCGCTGTTCTTTGTATAAAATCGATCTCTATTTCCACATTTTTGTGAGCTGCATTTTTAGTCGATTCCGAAAAAGTCTGTGTTATATATACAAAAAATGAAGGGCGCATATACCCCTCTATTGTATCTGCTCCGTATATTTTTACGTCCGGATATTTCTCCTTCAGAGCGGAATTGACCGCTTTTTTTATTTCTTTAAGAGTCAAATCCTGCCTCCTTTAATATTTCCTGCAGGAGCTCTTGTCCAATCAGCTCCGCATGATCCGCTCGCTGCGACATATATTTAGCTACAGTTTTCTTGCCTTTAACTTCTCCGACCTGTCTTAGTCCATGTGTTCCGTCTTTACTTTTATGTGTTATCATCGCATGTCCTTCTTCGTAAAGGTGATAATGCGGCGCTGTCGTTGTAACCGCAACCGTAACCTTACTTCCTGATCGCATTACTTTCCCCTGTCGGAAGCTTTTTGCCAGAGGTTTAGGTGTTGCTCCCTGTCCTGCATAATGGTGTCCTTTTGCTTCAGAATCAACTCTTCCCTTTAAATCTTTCGCTATGTTTCTGGATTCTTTCTTGAGGACAATTTCCGCTGATGCTGGAAACTGCCGAGATGCTATTTTAAGCGATTTCTCCAGATCAGAAGAATCAAAGTCAAAACTGATACTCCGCATTCTCAAACACCTCCTCGCACTGGATCTCAAGAAGCTCGTGTTTCTCATCAAGGTCGATCGGAACCCCTGCAATCTGGAATATTCGTCCATGATAGAGGATTCTCATTTCAGCAGTGATGTCTTTTCTGAACCTCACATACACTCGATGCGATACCTCTGGTTTTAGTTTCCCCATAAAATTGCATTCTGAGGATTTATAAGGCTTTACTGTTGCCCATACTTTTTTATATGTTTCCCAGCTTCCTTTGGCCTGCCTCATCTCATCTTCTTTTATAACGAATTTGAGAAACGAAATGCGTTTATTCAATGCTCCAGCATTAATCCTTGCATGTACCTCCTACAGCAGATTTATACAATGCATTCCAAGAATTGTTTCAACCACTTTGTTTGTCGTGTTTTTATCAACATAAACAGATCTGTTATCGTACATATCCTGACACAGGACCAGTGCTGCTATCGCAAGGTCTTCATGCATGTCGATTTCTTTATCATTCAGTCCTGTATAGGACCTTATATAAGCTTTTGATGCATCAAGAATCCTCTGAAACTCTTCCTCGCTGTAGTCGTCCGCTCTGCAGTGTTCTGCAACGATATCCGGAGTGATCTCATTTACTTTCATTTTTTCACAGTCTTTCTTGTAGTTCTTGTTTTCCGCAAATCTGGTTTTGTCTTTTCCGCAGTCTTTTCAGAAATTTCTCTGATATAACCAGCTTCCATCAGATCAGAGACTACAGGTTCAACGCTGTAATCTCTGATTTCTCCTTTTGACATTGACAGAACTCCGCAGAAGCTGACCATAGCTTCTATCTTCATCGGTTATTCCTCTCAGTCTGCTGCTTTCATCTTCAGAACTGCAATCTTCTGTTCATTTTCAATCTTGGAATCCATTTCCAGCCATCCAACGACACCAATCGCATGTTCTGTTGCAAACTTCTCTCTCAGGACTTCAATGTTCATGTCCTCAGATACTTTAACAGCCAAGCCGCTCATATCTCCATATATGATTGCAGTTTTCCCTGCTGCCATCTTCGGCATATTATCAGAACAGAACACGTCATTGCCAAACAGAGTGTAGCCCCATTTTGCTGTTGCATCCTTCTGTAAAATATAATCACCATCAGAATTTTTCAGCTTTCTGATTGCAGTTCTGGTGGCTTTATTCATGATCCAGATACAAGATGGCTGGAATACATCCGGAACAGTTTCCTGCAGGTCGATCAGCTCATCTCCTGTAATCGCGGTACCTGCTGCCGCAGTTACAACCTGTTTCGCCTTAGATACGCCTTCCACTTTATCCGTGGTTCCATTCAGAAGTTCATTCTCAATCCATCTTGCAATGTTCTCAGCCATCTGGTTCACAACAAAATTGGTGATATCAAACTGAGAATTATTAACAAGAGACTTGGATACTTTTGTCAGTGCCCCTGCAAGGAATCCTTTCAGCTCAATAGATTTGAAATTTCCGGAATTGGATTCAAGTTCGCTAAATTCTGTAGCGTATGCCATTGTGATTGCTGTAGTTTCCTCATTGTAGTAAGGAATGGACAGTGTACCGCCCACGTCATATCTGGTTGCGAGCTGATAAATTGGACAGATTTCGTACACCTTTTTGATGATTTTATTTGCAATAGATGTCGGGATCACTGCTCCATTGTCCCCGGATGTCAGATTTGACGCTCTTTCCTCAGATATAATGCCACGGATGTAGTTCGCAAATGCTCTTTCTTCCTGGTCTTCTGTTTCTTTATTGTCCTTTTCTTCCTGGTCTTCTGTTTCTTCTGGTTTTTTCAGAATGTCCCTGGCTCTCTGTAATGCAGCGATTGTATCATCGATGTCTTTAATTTTCTTTTCAAGGTCATCAAAGGACTGCATTTCTTCATCATTCAGTGCTCTTTCTTCCTGCTCAGCTTTGTCTAAGATCTGCTGTAACTGCTGCTCATACTGTGTTCTCTGTTCTGCAAGTTTTTTAAATTTATTCCTCTTATTTTTCCTCCTATTTTTTCAATTTATTAATTCTTTCCTGAAACTTTGTATTATCATATTCCTTTTTCGGTGGAAGGTTCTCTGTATATGTAGTTTCCATACACATCGCTCTGGTTTCCACCTCTTCCTCTGTTCCGGCTCTCACTTCCACTGATGTGGATGAATATACCGGAATTTTATTCATTACAAGTGTAATCTCATCCATGTCGAAGTCTTTTACATGTCTGATAGGCAACTGATTGGCTCTGTCCTCAATAGAATCCACCACATTCTTCATATTGAATGACCATCCCTTCAGCAATCCTTTCTTCGCCCCTTCGATGACCGCTGGGTCGGTTACGACAGATTCTGCTCTGAGCCCTACTTCATCTTCCCTGACGGTCAATGTCCCGTCTGCAGTATCTGCAAGGACGTGTCCTCTGTCATGATCCAGAAGCATCCTGATATCTGCCGCTCTGCTTATTGCACGCTCAAATGCCCTCTGTTCAATCACTTCGATCACTTTCCCGCGTGGTGTAAGCACTGGTCGTGATTCTCTTCCGGGTACATTGACATATCCAGAGATATGGAGCCCGTCAGCTCTTAATTCTGCTTTCCTTTGCTTTCCTCCATCCTGTTATTCATTTTGTTCTTTTCCTTTTGTTGTGGAATCTATGAATCCCGTTTGAATGACATCCATATTCTGTACCGCATTGGTGTTCGGTGTATAAACCTGCCCGGTTTCCGGGTTAAGGAGAACGCTGTCAAGCCCAAGTGTAATCCACTTGAATCCGATCGGTTCCAAGTCTTCTTTTTCTCTGACTTCATCAATCTGGAGGAAATTCTTTTCGAGCCCGATCTTGTAAGCCTCGTAACGTTCCTTAATATTTCCTCTGGTCAGTTCTTTCGTATCAAACGACCAGTAATATGTCTCTTTCTCTGATTCCAGGAGCAGATCCCTGTCCAGACTGCACTCTATATCGCTCATCACAATGGTGCAGGTCCGGATGAAACAGTCTATGTCTTTTTCAGTTGGGTTTCCGCTGATCATCCCGTCAGGGATTCCAAACAGTTTGCAAATTTCTGCTGAATTTGTTTTCTTGTTCTCATTCAACTGCATTTCAACAGATGTGTTGGACGATTCCTGGAATTCCATTCCTTCATTCAAAACCACAACTGTTTCTTCTGCATTGCTGTATAATCTTCTGAAAGCAGCTTTTAGTGCGTCCATTGCATCTCTTGTTAATTTCTTCGGAGATTTCAAGAATCCTTTTTTGTTTCCACCCTTTTGTACCAGGCTCTGCTCGTATGTCAGCTCGCTGTATGATACTCCGATAATCAGCTGATTATCGTCCATGACGCTTCTGGAAGTCATACCATCTTTCGTTTTCCTTAGAATTTTAAAAAACTGGTAAGGTCTGTATGATTTTCCCTGTACCAGAATGTCATAATCTTTAAAAATCGGATCTGTATTCTTCATGATGGAAATGTGAGTCTCGTCGACGTAGTGAATGCTCTCAACCTCCGTTCCCGGTTTGTTGATATAAGCATACCCGCCTTTCCCCAGATAGTAATCTTCGATGATCGCTCTCCAAAATTGTGAAGCTGTCAGCGTGTCTCCTGTATCATTGTTCAGGAGAGAGGTTCTTCTGTCTCTGACTTCCCGGACATTTCCTTCCTTGTCTTTCTGATACAGATTGACCGGAAGCAGTGATATTGTTCCTGCAATCAGATTAATGCATGCCTGTACCGCGGGAATTTCCAATGCTTTTTCCTTTGTCATTACATTCTTTCCGAGCAGTGCACTTAAAAGTGCGTCTGATTCCACCTGCTCTGACGGATTCACTATGGTATCTGCCCTTACTTCATGTTTTCTTTTGCCAAACGGCCATATGTTCATTTGTTATCTCCTCTTCTTACGCCGGTGCAATTACGTCTGAACTACAAAATCATCTTCTCCATACAGCAGTTCCTGCTGTAACAGGTACATGGCATTGATCAGTGATACAACCATGTCTACCTTTCCGGATGATTTCTTTTTGTTTACATACAAATTTTTGTTTGTGTCTTCTGTACATCTTGCATTCTGAAAGTTGATTTCAAGCATCCTGTTTGTAGCATACCGAATTTTCTTTTTAAGAATCAGCTCTTTCAACAATTTAGTAGGCATGTGTAGTACCGAGCTATGCTGTTTGATCTCAACGCACTCTATCTCATTCTGTTCCAGTTTCTGAACGGTCGATATTGCATTATATCTGTCATATCCCACCTGCATAACTTCCACTCCATATTTTTCCGGCAGTCCTATAATAAATCGTTCTACGAACCCATAGTCAATAACCTCATCTCCGCAGGCAAAGCATTCACCCTTTCTGATCAGCGCTCGATAATCTACCTTTTCTTTCATGGACTTTTCGTCTATTCTATCCGAAGGAGCGAACCCCCAGACTTTTGCATAGATTGTTCCGTCCTGTTCTGTTACCATTGCAAATGATGTGTTATCGTTTGTCATTGACAGATCCAGTCCACACCATACCTGTTTTCCCTTCCAGAAGTCGTCTGGTAAATCTTCGCTACACATTTTTACTTTCTGGATATCGATATAACCTTCAACTCCCAGTCCCTTATACAGAATATCGTTGTGCTTACAGAGATAATTTTCTCTTTTGTTCTCATACAGGATTGCAAGTGAACGTTTCTTCCTGATTTCTTCAAAAATATACGGATGCGTCACTGCAACCGGATTACTCTGATAGATCACTCGGTCATCTGTCATCCATGTATCTCCATGCTTCAGTTCGTCATCCGGCTCATACAGCAGTGCGAAATACCGCTGATCTTCCAAAAGTCCGTCAAGTGTTTTCTTTGCAATGTCTATTTCGTCCAGCATCACATTGTTATCATTTGGGTACTGGGTACTGATGATGATTCCAAGTTTATTTAAAAGTGTGATCTGAGATGAGCGCATTGCTTCTACTGGATATGCATCTAAGGCTCCAGCTTCGTCAGCCAGAAACGCATTTGCCAGTTTACCATCCATTCCGTCCTGACTGTATGCCAGCGGAGTGTACTCATTATCATTAAGCAGGCATTTAATCTGACTTCGCAAGAGTTTAAATGCCGGTTCATCTTCGTTATAGAGTACCGGACTGACTTTTATGATTTTCCGGATTGCATTCTTCAGCTCTGACGACAGTGCCAGATCCGGTGCAACCGAAAAGAATCTGGAGAAATCCGGCTCTGTCAGCATCAATAGGATAAAAATCACCGCTGAATTGAATGTTTTGAAATTCTTTCTTGCTATTTCAAGCAGAATTGTCACATAGAACCTGCTTTTCCGTTCTGTGTTTCTGCAGAATGTACAGAGTCCTGCGACAATCATGAACCATGCGTATTCTTCCAGTCCTTCATAGATGCTACATCGTAGGTCCGGATGGATCATTAATTTTAGCAGCTTGCAGATTTTCTCATATTCCTGCTCATCTACATAGGCGTCCGGATTATCTCCATCCGCGATGTGAAGCCAACTTTCAGCCTGTTTTTTTACATATCGGGGGACTTTTCCCCCGTCTTCTTCTACGCACCACTGTGCATAACGATATGCTTTTCCTTCTTTCATCCTCCGAGCGCTTCTCTCAATGGATTACTTTTCTTTGCTTCGGTTTTCGGAACTGATCTAAGAGAAGAAGCAATCGTCATGATGTTCTCTTTTTCGATATCAGAGAGCATCCTTCTCTTCGCCTGCACCTGTCTGTCCAAAGCAATCAGGTTCTTCTGCATTGATGTCTCTGTTTTATAATATTCTCCATATGTCATCTGTTCTGTCTCAAGTAGTTCTTCTTTGTTCTCTTCCAGGTCACAGAGTTGTCTGTAAAACCGTTCTTTTTTCTCTTCAAATTCTTTTGTTTCTGCGTACAAAATGCAGTATCTGTTTATTACAGCGCCGTACATGTCATCGAATTTGTCAATTTTTTCAAGCAGTTTTTTCAATCTCAGAAATTCTTTGTGTGCTGTCTCATTTTCTCTGACTTCCGGTCTTTCTTTCAACGGAATCCCTGTAAGCACTGCTTTTTCTGCCTGTTCTCTCTGTCTGAGTTCGCGCTTGGTTCTGTGAGATTTTCCTTCTGACCGGATGATGCTAACCGTCTTTGATGGTGTAGGCCTTGCCTTCTCCCTCCTTCCTTTTAATTTCAAAATGCTGATCTGGGAATAAATTATAAATTGTGGGGCATACGTGGTCGTGGAAATTCTGAATTTTTTCGCTATCGCATGGCGGGGGGTACTATTTTTCCTCTTGATGCCTTGCAATGCTTAAAAGCAGATCCCTTGGAATGCCTCCGGAGTCTGCCAGATCGTGATGTTTATTGCACAGTGATATCAAATTGTAATTATCAAGGCGTTTATCCCAGTCTTCTGCGACTGGTATGATATGATGGACTTCTATGTTTCTTCTATTGAGCTGTGTTGCTGTGTTGAACATTTTACGTAGGCAGATCTGGCAGAGATAGCAGTCTCTGGTTCTAATCTCTATGCTCTTTCTCTTCCATGCTTCTGTGCTTCGGAAACCACTTTGGTCTGTTCTTTTCTTTCTACGCACAGGTCTTTTCCCGCAGTCTATCCTGCTGTCGTGGATTCTTCCACAGTACTTACAACTCTTCAACATATCTGTCTCCTAATAGCGGGAGACGGATTCGAACCGCCATTCCAGGCTAAGGAGGCCTGTAAGTTTCCGTTACTTTATCCCGCGCTATTCTTCATTCAAATGCCCCTTCTTCTCATGGACATTCTGAGATTCGAACTCAGGACCGTCCGGTTATGAGCCGGATGCTCTGACCAACTGAGCTAAATGTCCGTAGCACAGGAGCCACCTGCTTACAAAGCAGATGGCTCCTGTGCTAATGAAGATTCAAGCGAGTCCGGTGTCAAACCGGAACAGAACATCAGGATTCGAACCTGCGGCTCCATGGCTCACGCTCACTCCCTCTCGGTGAGATGTTCTGGTAAACTACCAGGTGGGTACTGGCAGTCATTCAAGGGAAGGAGAACTCTGTATGATCTTCCACTGAGTTCAGTTTATACTATAACATTTTGAATCGGGACATTTGGGACATTCGGGACAAACTTTAATTTTCTTTAAAAAATCTTTGAAATTCTTTTTTTACGCTCTCTTCTGTGGCTTTTCTTCCCATCTTTTCAGCCACCTGCTGCCAAGTCAGTTCTTCAAAGACCTTGTATTTTATGATTCTCTGCATTCTCGGAGGGATTGTGTTTAGCCACCCTTCTACTTTTATCTTTAGCTGCTCCGCCTGTTTTCTTCTTTCTTCCAGTATTTTCTGTTGGTAGCGCAGCTGGCTGTCATCCCTAATAGAGAATGTCGTTCCCTGCACCTTAAAATGCTGTGGGTTATAAGGAAACTCAGGGTTGCTCCCGGACACATTTGTCTGTATCACTGTCTTTTTCTTTCTGTTAAGCTTCTTGATTTCCTCTTCTGTTTCTTTAATCAGTTCACAGGCATCTATGTACTGGCTCAAAATATTCTTATTCATCGGTATGCTCCCCTTTCCTTCTTTTCGCACTTTCAGCCGGGAGTTTTTACGTCCCGGCTTTCCTTTCAGTGTCTTTTATTTTTTCATGCCGCTCCATGAAGCATCAGCCACAGTTTCGCGTATCTCGGCGAAATGTATGTACCGTCATCCAGTTGCAATTGTACCACATAGGGATATAATCGGATCACCTTTGCCGTATAATCCACTATTTTGCAACTGCGAAAATCGTCTTTTACTTTTGTTCGAAATTTAATCTCGTTTCCAGGGATTACTTTAAATTTTGTTTTTAAGGTCTTTCTTATATCCCCCAATCTTACAAGAGGGATGTTGCTTTTGTCGGAATTCATGTGTTCTCCTTTCTGACCGATTCGGTCACTTTTTTTGTTCGTAGAATCTGCAGTCTTTACAGTTTCTTCTGGCTGTAACGCATTTGTTTTTGATGATGTGCATATTCGGGCAGGTTGGAAGGGTATGTACTGCTATCCCAGCGTGTCCTGTACTATGTTTACATGTTTCTGCTCTTTGTGCTAAGTTCATATGGCCTCCTTAGATGTATTCTTCAATCAGCCAGCGAAGTACCTCCAACATACTCTTCTTTGTGATGCTGTTATGTGTAGGCATATCAATCACTTCCTGAATTGCTGTAATCTTGTCTTCTACTTCTGTTTCTTCGTTATGGATATCTTTAAATATTGCAGTTGCTTTTCCTATGTTCATTTATTCGTCCTCCAGATAGTTTTTTCCAAACGTCTTTACGAATTGTTCCCTGCTGCCACATTTCTCTTCAAATGCTCTCTGACCAATCCGCTGCAGGGTAATCCTGACTTCTTTGTTTCGGTGTGCTGATATCTCTGAGGTCCTGTGGCATTCTGGGCAAAGATATACGGTTAAGCCATATTGCTCGGAGTATTTGCGATTTGCGCTGCCATAAATATGATGGCGTTCTGTATAACCTGTTTTGCCGCAAATGAAGCACTGATTTTTCATATCTCTGTCTATAATGCTTTTGTGGTGCTTCTTCCGTTTTTTTCTTGCGAGTTCTTTAGGAAATAATAATCCTCCCTGTTTCATCTGGTATACCTCCTTGCTTCTCTGAGCAGATAATTCCTGTTCTGAATATTCCGATTAAAGTCTTCTACTGTTCTGGTGGCTTCCTGCTTCTTCAGGGCTGCCAGGCCTCCCCAGGGCTTGCCAATAAAAACATGGTAGTCCAGGCTGGTGTAGATTAAACAGTCCGGAGGATTCCATCCCATGGTTTTTCGGAATAGTTTCTTTTTCTGTCTTTTATTCATTTCCTGTCGCCTTTCTTATATCCCAGCAAGTGGAGACGGACGGTATCAAATTCCTGAAGCAATGCGATATCCTTCACTCTGCTTAATTTTCGATCAACTCTGTGCATTTCGTACTTCCTGAAGATTAAATCTCCGGAGGTCCTTGCATTGTTCGCCTGTGCTTTTGAGCAGTTTAAACCTTCCACTATTTCTGCAAATGTTGCATTGCCTATCACCAGATTGCCTGATCTATCTGTTACATCGTATAAAAACGGGATCATTTCCGCCCTCCTCTCAGTGTCCGGCCAGAAATGTATTCATCATCCTTGCTTTCCATTCCGGAACTTCTTTGGTTTTCCATTTTGCGCACCAGTCGTCATCTTCTACCATGCGTCCAATGCGATCGCAGAAACCATTATCATTCTCTTTACAGGTTTCGCATATCTGTTCCTCTCTGCTCATATTCTTAAATGTCCTTTCCTTCTCCGATAATCTTATCAATGCAGCTATTCCAACCAGCGACAAATAAGTTTTTCTGCACTTCGTAATTGCTCACGGGTGCAGTTGTACTTTTCTTCTCCGGCAATGGCTTCAATGGACACCATTCAGGTCTTGATTTGCTTTCGCAATCATAATGTTCTTCTGTCATCAGAATTACATCATAATCTAAACAGTCAGCTAATTCACAACCTGCATATTCAAGTTCGCCGAAGTATGTAGTTCCGAACGGGCAATCATAGCAATTCTCTGGTGTATCTATCACTAATACTGACTTATCGCGTTTTTCTCCTTTTTCCTGACGGTTTTCGTATTCTCTTAATTTCTCAAGCCATTTAATGATGTTTTTCATCATCGGGCCATCTGGAAGGATACACGCCATATCATTGTTTCTTCTCGCTGTCTTAAACCATTTTATGGTATCATTGAGATCATCTATTTCTTTCTTCTGCATTTTGTTTCTCCTTGTATGGTTTCGGAAATGGTTTCCATGCAGTTACTGTGCCGCCTATGCTAGATAGTTTTGTCTTCCATTTCCCATCAAGCGTATGTCCCTCCACTGTCTTATGCGTTCCATCCTCAAATGCAATTGTTACAAGTACATCTCCTGAGGTTTTTTCAAACATCGCCGGTAACCATTTGTCTGTTCCTTTGAATTTCCTGAAGATAGAATCGTATTCTCTCGGCATTGCTGTACCTACAGGAATCCACTCATTCTCCTCTCGCAGGTTTTCTACCTGTTCTGGACTGAGTTCTGTGTTTTCGTACTGCATAAGTTTAAATAAAGCTCCATCGAGTTTTTGCTGTAACTCTTTTGTGATTGGCTGTCCTATGCGCAACTGCTGCCAGTGCACACCTTTTAACGCCCAGTTCCCCTGTTTATCTTTCTCTGTCAATCTTTTCATGTTTCTCCTTTCCCCTTCCTGCGATCTGACAGGCTCACACAGGAAGGATGTATCTATGTGAATTTTAGTAGCACCCTTTTTTAGTGACCGAATCGGTCATTTCTTGTCGTTCCACCGGATTTCTAAATCTATTCCGGTTTCTTCCTTGAGCACGTCTACTATATCCAGCCATGTGCAGTAGTCTTCTGCCAGAGATGCAGCTTTCTCGGTGAATCTGTCCTTGAATCTTTCCAGGCGTTTCTTTCCGAAGGTGAATTCATCTCTTAAAGTCATAAGACTCATTGCTAACATGGTGTCAAAAGTCATATTCTTGATTTTGTCGGATCCGGCGGCTATCTCCTGTCTGGTAAGGTTTAACGAGACTCCTGTCCGGTTTCGGAATCTGACTTCTTTCTCCAGCTCTTCTATTCCTTTATCCTTTGCAAGGCGGAGGGCGAATTCCATGCCCTCTGTACGTCCTTGCATATATTGATCTAACTTGCTCATTTCTGGATCTCCTTTAAAAATTCCACAAGTTCTGTTTCACTGTTTGGGTACTTGTTGTATTTCGAATGATATGTCCATTTTGGAATTTCACCTTTTCTGTCCGGTTCCGGTCCTCCTATCAGATGCATGTAATATGGTTCTTCCGGCACATACCAGCTGTTTTCTGGCAAAGGCTCTTTCTCGTATTCTTCTACGATCAAACAGGCACCGTTTTCGAAATCGTATTTGTAATATTTCACGCCGGTATGATTATCGGTGTACCAGAGTCCCCAGTTCTTATAGTTTCTCAACCATTCTTTGCGTTGGTCATTATTCTTCATGATTGGCAATCCTGGCTGTTCCGGTTCCTCCTGACAGTCTTCTACAATATTTTTGAGAATTCTGAGTCCTGCTACAAGCATTTGTTGTTTTTTAATCACCAACTCTGGAAATCCTGCTTCTTCTTTCTCAACTTCCGTCATCTGTTTTAACAGGTCTTCTTGTTTTTGCAGATATATTGATAGATCGCCCGTTGATGGAATCGGGATATCTTTTAATTTCTCCGGCCAAGCGGCCGGAAGATCTGTATTTACAATATCTTTCACCATCTCGGTGGTTTTGCCGGTATGGTCTTCCTGCTGCTTTTTGTCCGGCGTTTCTGCTGCCGGTTGGCAGCTCTTTTTAGTTTCTTCCAGTGCAACCGCATTCCACATACTCTGAATAGATTTAGCTAAATAGAACCAATCAAAATTTCCGATGCGCTCTGCTTTTTCATTCCAGATTTGGACATATTCATCAAACAAATTTATCGATGCTACTCCTGTGCCTGTGCTAAAATGCCATTCCCTGCTTTGTCCGGCTATTTTCTTCTTTATTTCTTTTGGACTCTCTGAAACACTGATAACTCGTTTATGATAGTCTTCAATGAACCAATCTCTCCAGCTATGTATAAGGTGTTCTGCTGCATAATTAAGATATGCTGTTGCTTTTCCGTCAGGTTTCTTGATTTCTACTTTGTGTTCTTCTTTCTGTTTTGGTTTCTCAGGTGCATCAATTGTGGTCATCTTAACTGGTTTCTTTGTGGAGTAGCGTCTGATCAGTTCTTCGGTCAGCTCCTGCCAGGTCATTTCTTTCTCTTCCGGGCTGTCTGGGTTGAATGTGATCCTATCCGGATGTCCCTGATAGTTTAGATATCCATTTCTGTGCTTTACATAGCAATAGAGCATACTGATCATCTTTGTTCCCATCAGCTTGTCTCCATTGCGGATCCTGGCTGTTGTGTTCTTTTTCAAGCTGTCAAAGAATCTTTCTATCTGCAGTTCTACGGGAATCGGCGTCTCGTCTTCTGTGGGCTTCTGCTGCCTGGTTGCCTGCTCTATTGTCATCTGTCCCGGAATGTCTGCATTTAACGCCTGCTGATCCTTCAGGAGTTGAATATCTGGAAGGGTCAGGATTTTGTTCTTCATGTACATCTCGTATGCCAGCTTCTGCAATTCCGGTTTCAGGGATGCTGCAGCATCTGCTACAGAAATGTTGATTTCTCCATCCTGAAACTCTTCCATCAGTTCCTCTGACAGATGGTTGCTAATGTTCTTGTAACGACCGAACTGAGCGTTTGACACTCCAAGAAGTTCTTTCAAATTCTCTCTGACTGTTCCCGTTATGCCAACCTTCTCTTTCAGACCCTTAACAATCTTCTCCATCTCCAGAGCTTCCTGCATTCTTTCCCAGTCGTTCTTATCTCTGTAATTGTTTGCCTGAATCACCTTAAATTGTCTCAAGAATGGCGTGATTGCTTCTCTCTGCTCTGGTGTCAGTTCTTTGTCCTCTGAAACATTGATTTCCGCAGCATACATGCACGGAACCTTCTCGAATCTGGTGTCCCCTTCTTCGATTAACTCTATGCAGCACAATCTTCTGCGATGGCCGGCAAGCACTTTGTCTTTTCCATCTACATTTTCTATCAGAATCGGCTGCATCAGGTACCCTGTGATCTTTATCGACGCTTTGAGTTTGCTAATGTTTTTTGTTGTGTAGAAGTTTTCCTGAGTCGGCACCAATTCTCTGGGATCCTTGTATATAATTGCCTGCTTCTCTTTTCTTTCCGGCAAGGACCGCTTTGACAGCATGTCCAGCGCACTAAATTTCTCTCTTCCCATTGTTACCTCCCTATCATCCGCAGATATTCCTCTACAAGTGTCTGATAGTCTTCTGCTGCCGCTGACCGCTTGCTATATAACACAACCGGTGTTCTGGCATATGTACTCTTTGCAACTGCCAGAGAATTTCTGATCACCGTCTCCATCGTCGGATACCATTTCCTTATAATCTCCGCTCCCTGGCTATGCGCTTCGTTGTATTTGTTGTACTTGCTGATAAAGCACTTTACATTTTCCAGATCGGGGTTCAGTTCGCATTTAATCTCATCGATCTGATCCAGAAGCTCATCCATGCCTTCTGTTGTGTTGTCGTCGACTTCTACCGGGATCAGAACATCATCTGCTGCCGTCAGCGCATTAATAACGGATACATTGATGTCCGGGGCATTATCAATCACGCAGAAATCATAGTTGTCTTTTACCTGCTGCAGGGCGTTCTTTAGTCTGGTCTGCTGAGGTCTTACGCGGTCCATTGTCACCTCCATATTTGCCGTCAGAAGGTTTAGGTTCGCAGTAATCACATCTAAATTCTCATAGTCCGTTTTCTGAATCAGACTCGTCATGTCTGGTTTCTTGTCAATCATTATCTTGTCTATTCCTGCTCCTTCCTGAGTACGTCGGTTCATCCCCCTCGAGCAGTCTCCCTGTTTGTCGTTATCTACAAGAAGGACTCTCTTGCCCTTTGTAGAAAGAATGTAAGCAATATTGATGCTTGAGGTGGTCTTTGCCACCCCGCCTTTCAAATTGATGATTGCAATTATCCTCATAGTCGTTCCCCTTTTTCTCTATTCTTTTCTTTTTCCACAGCTACAGCCATCTCCGGGGTCCAAGAATTTACCCATTGTATTTCCTGATCTGCAGTAATCTATGTTCAGCTTTTCTGAATGGCTTTTGTAGATGCATTCTTTGCAAAGCACAATATTTTTATACTTTTTCATGAGTTGATAAGCTGCTGTCTTGCCAAAACTATTGATTTCGTTGTACTCATTCAGCACCGTGCAATGAAATCTCCCATGTTCGCAATGCTCTGCGCAGTGTTCTTCCAGCTTCTCCTGGTCCTTGATCTGCTCCGGATATTTACAGAGGTGATCGCAGATATACTCTGAGAATTCATTCATGATAGATTCCATGACGTTTTCTTCTTTCTCTGTCTGCTCTTTGCATCCACTCCGGTTTTCCTTTAACTGGTTCATCTTCAAACCATATCCCTCCCTGTTCGTCTTTATAGTATGTAAACCGGGTACCTGATCTAATAATGGTACCCAGACATTCCATTGTTCTTTGATCCTGTTCCGGTCTCAGGCTCCAGCCTTTGCCCCATAGTTCTTCTGCATTCATCTTTTCTCTTTTCCATCTCCTCCTGCAGCCACCCGGAGTAACTGTGTTTCTCAGTCTTTTCTGACAATTGGTGTGCATCAGGAAGGGCATGGACGGCCGCATACACCCGCTTCCATTCTTCTGCGTTCCTGATTGGTTCTCCTTTGGTGTCTTTCCATCCGGATCCGGCCAGTTCTTCCAACTTCAGGATCCTGCTGCTTACATATGCGTCCCGGGTATGTACACAGATCTCCGAAGGCACTGTCATGCGTTCCAGGGCTTCTGCCAGTGTGAGCAGGACTGTCTGGTGATAGGTTCCCTTGTAATGTCCGAAGCCCTCTCTGGTCTTTTCCTCATTGTGCACCAGTACCGAGAGGACATATCCACATTTTCTGTCTGTAATTCCCTGGAAAATACTGCTGGTTTCAAGATATATATCTACATGTGTCATTTCATCCCCCCTCGTCTATCCTTATAAGGGTATAGTGCCGGTATGCATATCTTGTGTAGGGGTTAATCCCCATTTTCACAGACTCCGGATCTACGTAATATCCTTTCGGAGCTTTCGGGTAGATTGGCTGTTTGTGCCGGTCCACCAGATTTCTTCTTTTTATCTCTTTTTGCTTAGGTTCTTTCCGGATCAGGTTACGGGAGCAACTATATCTCTTAATTTCGTCCGGTTCATGTTCTTCCAGAGGCTTTGTGATATATTCTGAAAGTTTCACATATCCTCCGGCATCATAGAGAGATGCGAAATATACATGCCCGTTCTCCCACAGTTCTGATATGATCCTGTCTGTTCCTGTCTCCTGATCTGCTTCTCGGTTTACCAGAAGGTGCACATGGGGACCTCCTTTCTTTCCAATTGCCAAACGGTAAATATATTTCAGTTCCCATCCTTTTTTCTTATATTTCAACCGAACTTTTCTGATCAGCTTCGCAAGATCTTTCTTCATCTGTTCCCAAGCAGGGCGTTCCCCTTTCTTGTACGTGAGAGTCATCCAATAATCGCCTGGAGAGAAATTCCACTTGATCAGTCTCCTGACATCTCTTTCCCTTCTCCACTGGTTCTGTTTGGCAATCTCTTCCGGGGTGGCTCTCTTTTTCTCTTCTCTTTCCTGTCCCCTGGCTCCATACCTTCCGGTATGCTTTTCCTCTATCTCCATGGTACTCCCGAAGTCCCATATCTCCCTTATGTATGCCCATTTCATATAAGTACTCCTGTCGTAAGTCTAATACCCCTAATCGAGCTTTTAAGAGACGTATTGTCTCGAAAAAAGGTTAAAAATATGGCAGGTTCACTCCTGCCGGAATTGACATTCCGCCGCCTGAGTGTTATACTTGTTGTATTGCAATTATCTCATGTGGCGGAAGCCAGGCTCATGCATTCCCGTGCATGGGCTTTTTATTTTTTCTTTAAAGTTTCTGCGTATGCTCTTACATCAGCTTCAGTCGTGTTCTCATCGCCTTTTACTGTTGTTGTTTTGTATTCCGCACCGATTTTTATTTCCAACATATCAGCAAGTAAATTCGCTTTCATACTATCTTTGCGAAGTGTTCTTGCAATAGTTTCCAATGCTGTAATTACAATTGCTACATCCCCCTCTGGAAGAGGATTTATAATATCCATAAATTTGTCAGCCCACATCTGAACGCGTTCAACGCATACTTTGAGATTTTCCTCTCCGCTTGTATTCATTATCTTGTCTACAAATTCTTTGTACCCATTAAAATCCTGTCTTAACATCTTATTTCCTCCTTGACTTTTTCAGTGTTTTTTCTTATACTTTTTATTGATAAAAAATTCTTTTTGGGCCTTTCACATTGTCGGATGTGAGGGCTCTTTTTATTTTCTCCTGCAGGCCGGTTAAAACTATCATGTAGACAATGCTGAGTGCGATTGCTGCAATGAACAGTTCCGCTCTGCTGTCCCAGCTCCAGATCGGGAGCAGAGCAGTTATGTATCCGGCAATTAGAGATATGATCATCTTGCGCTCCAATTTTCTCGCCTCCCTTCATTTATGCATGCTTGTCCTAGTCTCCGCCTTATTCGGCGGTTTTTCTTTCGCAGTAATTCTTCCTCTGATAATATCCGATTATAATTTTTGAAACGTTATCTATAATCCTCTGATTGTCTTCTTTTGTATTGTTTTTACAGTAGTCGTCGTGGATTCGGATTAAGCCGGATCCGTATTTGATTTCTTTGATCACTGCCATATGTATTCACCTCTCTTGGGTTATATTATGTTGTGTGGTTGTACAGGGTTCCTTCCCTGCTCAAGTCACGTTTCTTCCCATTCCGCAAAATAATCCATACTTACATCAAAGTACTTTGCGACTTTAAAAACATTTTCAAATGCCGGAGATGCTTCGTTCCATTTACGGATAGTTCCATTCCCGATATTTAACTTCTTCTCCAGCGAAGCAATTGAGATTCCCTCTTCTGCTGCCAGATGCTTGATTTTTTCATAAATCATTTTTTCTTCCTCTTTTCATAGACTTAAATCTATGAAAGTGTTATTATTGAATTGTTACTTTAGGTTTTAATCTAATTTGGTATATAGCCAGAAAGGAGTTGCCAAGGGGTAACAATTTTAAAAGAGTGTTCTGTGAGATTATGAAAGGATGGTTGCTGTTAAGGTACATAACCTTCGCTGATTTATGTGACTTCACATTAGTTCTTTGTGCGGTTGCTTCATTAGTGTGTTTAATCCTTAAAAAATAGGGATTGCGCCGGTAACTATTAACCTGTCTTTTCCACAGATGTTAATCTCTTATGGCCGTTTCTTTCTCAAGGAAGCGGCCTTTTCTATTTAACAGCAACTACCCTTTTCTAACCTCACAGATTACTCTTTGTCCCAAGATGGGAGGTGTGGTTAAGGGATTCTGTAAAAGATATCCTCGAATGTATCTTTCTTGTCCTGCAGATTATTTATCTAATCGACAAGTTTGATATGTAAAACCATTTTGCAGTGCTTTCGGCACTCAGTTGGAAGCACTGTGAAATCCATTTTCACACCTCACGCATCTATTCCCAGACATTTCTGTCATTCCCACCCTTTTTATCCGGCTTTCTTCTGTTCTGTACCTGCCAGAGCGATAACTGTGTTCATGCAGCCATCCAGATAGCCTTTCTGTCTCTCTGTAAGGCAGTCCCAGATTGCATTCATTTCTTCCATCTGCTGCCATCTCTGTTTTACTTTTTCTTCTGTAAGGATTTCTTTCATCATTGTGTTTCACCTCACTTTTGTCTTTATTTATAATTGCTTTAGATTCTTTTAATCAGATTGTCGAACGACTCCGTTTGACTATTCTGCCTGCTCCCTTTATTCTGTATGTACAGGGTATTGGGGATGCCTGAGTACATACAGAAAGGAGGGATATGGCTTGAATCGAAATATTTCTGGATACTGCGACTGTTTCAGTGAAAACAGATACATAACTGTTGAATATTTACCTGTTGCCGTAGGTCGCAGTATGAACAACCATTATAAGAAAGGGTTATTTAATGCCTGTTCGGATTGTCCATTATCAAACGATGTTCGTACCGGTGACATCTGCCCTATCTATCGTTCGGCTCTTTCTTCGCTGCAAGAATGAAGCTTTCAGTTGTATGTCGAAGCAAAGGTTCTAATGTATTAAGGAAATCGCAATTGCATTTCGACATATATTGGCATTGACTACATGGTTCCCCAAAATCCGCTTCTCTGTGCTCTACGCATTGATGATGCAAAGCGCGAATATGGCGAACTGCGCAGTCAATTGCCATATCTTTTTCTTCCAGCTCAGCAAGCTCTTTTGCAGTTTTGCTGAGCTGTTTCATTCCTTTATTTAATTTCTTCACTCTTTTCAGAGTTTTCTTGTATCCTGTCATTTTTACTTTGACAGTATGCATTACTGGTTTTTCCCTTGTCTTTTCATCTCCTCTCTTTTTAACAAGAGCTACGTCCTAACATCGGAAACAGAAAGGAGATATTTTTAATAATTGGCCTTGATATCAATACTCTGTGCGGCATTATTTCAGCCGTTTGTGCTGTTATTTGTGTCTTACAGAACCGTAAGAAGTAATTTTCTTATACATACCTTTTTTGTTTTATAGTAGAACGTAGCTCAAACCCCGGGCTGTTGCTTTTGCAATGGCCCATTTCCTTTTTATTCGCCAGAATGATGTTGTAATTCTGGCAATCACCTCACGAAGCAATTTCTCTGTGAGGTTATGAAAAAATAATTTCTGAAGAAAAGTATTTTACTTATCAGCAATTACCCTTTCACAACCTCGCAGTTCACTTGCTTCACCTCTTTCTGGATATCTGACTATTGACTTTTATTTGTGTCTCTCCTATTCTGGTATTGCAGACATTGCGGTGCCTGACTTTACAGAAAGGAGGAACGTGAAAGGTTTAATACTATTATCGCGTCACATACCGGATATTGTCCGTATTCCCGTGAGAACAGAACTATTTTGATAGAGTTTTTCAAAGTACCAGTTTCAAAATCTTTGGCTTCTGGATACAAACGAAAAAATTTTGACTGTTCTTTTAAGAACGATTGTCCGTACTGTGATGGCAAGCGTGGTTGTTCTTTATATCAGGAAGCAACGCTTTGATTTGGGGCGAGCGTGTTTGCGGCACGCTCGCTTTCATAATCCTTTCCATGCATATGTACCATCGTCAAATTTTGTGAAGCATTCAGTTCCAGCACTCTCCAGAATTTCTTCAACAAGGACTTTTTCTGTCTTTTCATTCTGAAGAATCAAATTGACAGCTCTTTCCAAAAGAACATTTTCTGCCATTACCTTTTCAATGTACTTTGCAGGAAATATTTCAAAGTCTTCGATGCTTCTTTTTTTTATAACTGTATCAATGGTTGGTATCCTTCTCTCACCTCTTTCTGGGTATCTCCATTGACTTTTCTTTGTTGTTCTCCTATGCAACATTTTCTGTCTTCTCATATCCCCTCCCTTATGCAGACTGCTTCTCGGTTGCCATGCACATTCCCACCTTAACGCCTTTCATAAATGTGTCCATCAACATCTGTTTGCTGATATTTAAGGACTGCAGGAACGCTGTGAAGTCTTCCGCTTCTGCTTTATCTTCCTGTCTCAGCATGATTTTCATATTCTTCTGTGACATATCTCCTCTTTCTCCTTTCTGGCATATCTTGCCTTAACTTAGTTATATATTATCATATCTAAGTTATGCTGTCAACACCTTTTCCATAACTCAGTTATGTTTTCGTATTGACTTGTGTTCATCTTTTTGATATACTTAACTTAGTTACGGAGGTGAGTAAAATTTCTACTATACAAGAAAGAATTGCCTTACTAATAGATAAGTCAGGCATGACCAAAACCGCATTTGCTCAAAAATTGAATATCACTCAACCATATGTGAGCAAACTTTTAAAAAACGGAAATCCTAGTGATCGACTAATCGAAGATATTTGTGAAAAATTTGAAGTAAATGAGGATTGGTTAAGAAATGGGATTGAACCAATGAAGGCTCAACCCGAAACATTTAGTCTTGATGATTTCGCTGCTCAACATAATGCGACAGCTCTTGAAAAAGAAATTATTAAGACTTACTTTGAGATTGATCCAGTGATCCGGAAGCAGATCGTAAATCATTTCAAGGAAAAATTCATGGGCGCTGGTGGTGCTCCAGACAGCCCGGAAGAATTAGAAATTATGCACCCACCTGTTACAGGTGATGAAAATTCAAATGCTGGGTGAAGCACACCCAGCTGCAACTAACTATTTAAGTATTATGATTTGAGTTCCCCAATTAAAGTTAAGATTAATATATATAGTATTGTTGCTGTGATAATACAAAGCATATATTTTACAGTTGCCATAATGTATGTATTTTCTTTTCATCATTGTTCCCACACCTTCCCGTTATTAGTAACAGCTGGGTGCAGGAAACATTATAAAGTGGAGTCTCATCATAATACTACCGGTAAGTTTTTCCAACTAAAACACGCTAATTAAAAAGGAGATTTCATCATGTCAGCTGCTCAATTAGAATCAACTTTAACCTGGACTTTTAACGCTCCATGTCAAGTTCCTGATGATGTTTCAAAAACACTTATTTCTGGTGAAACCGTTTTACATGCGTTCAAGACCATTCGTGATGTTGCAATCTTCACCAATAAACGAATCATAGTGAGAGATGCTCAGGGATTAACTGGTAAAAAAGTTGAAACTTATTCTCTTCCATATTCTTCAATTAAAATGTATTCTACTGAAAATTCCGGAAAAATTTTTGATGTAAATTCAGAAGTGGAATTATGGACTATGGTTGGACACATAAAGATAAATCTCGGAAAAGATATTGATATACGTGAATTCGATAGAATAATATCCGAAGCTATTTTATGATTCTATTTCAATCAAATCATTAATCTGCGAGGTCATGGGGACTGATGGTTCAGCCTACACCGTTGAGTCATTTAACAACGTCATTTTAGACGAAGGAGTAATCTTGACTGTAGCCAATGTTTCTATACAGCTTGTGCCTGTCGGCGAATAATTGGCAAATAACTTTATATAAAAACCGCCCCTGTTGGTAACAAGGACGGCTTTTCAAGAATCTTTGCAGTTGTGAATGCTCAATTCTTTCCTGGACAGTTAGAATTATAGCATATTTATTTGCACCTGCAAAGGTGTATTTTTTATACCCTTTTTTACATAAAATATCACGGAGGTGTGCTATGAGTCTTGAAAATGTATGTATCTATTTAAGAAAGTCCCGTGCTGATCGGGAGGCTGAAGCAAGAGGTGAAGGTGAAACCCTGGCTAGACACGAACGAATCCTTCTCGATCTGGCCAGAAGCCGTAATTATAATGTCGGTGCTATTTACAGGGAAATTGTTTCCGGAGAAACTATCTCTGCCCGGCCAGTTATGCAGCAGCTCCTTCGAGAAGTCGAAGCTGGTTCGTGGGATGGTGTCCTGGTTGTAGAGGTAGAACGTCTGGCCAGAGGCGACACGATTGATCAGGGTGTTGTCTCCAGAGCCTTCCAGTTTTCTGATACAAAGATTATTACTCCAACAAAAACTTATGATCCTGATAACGAATTTGACGAAGAATACTTTGAATTCGGTCTTTTCATGTCCAGGCGTGAATACAAAACTATCAAGCGGCGTTTAAATGCCGGAAGGATTTCTTCTGTCAAAGAAGGGAAGTATTGCGGAAGCAGACCTCCGTATGGATACGAACGTGTCAAATTGCGTGGCGAAAAAGGTTTTACTCTCCAGCCGGTTCCGGAGCAGGCCGAAGTTATTAAAATGATCTATTCTTTGTACTCCGGATCATCCGGTGACCGAATCGGTGTTTCAAAGATTGTCCGAAAACTCAACGATATGGGAATCAAATCTCCTTCCGGAAAAGACTGGGTTCCGATCAGTGTCCAGGATGTTCTTGCTAATCCTGTATACGCCGGAATGATCCGCTGGAATGGTCGAAAAACTGTCAAGGCAATTCAGGATGGTGTGGTCACGCAGTCACGTCCACGATCTAAAGAGGATGATATACTCTTATTTCCCGGCCGACATCCGGCAATCGTATCCAAAGAAATGTATGATTCCGTACAGCAGATTCGGAAGAAGAACCCTCCGCGTCCGATCAGTATCAAGAACACGATAAAAAATCCTCTTGCTGGAATTGTGTACTGCAGCAAATGTGGTCGCGCCATGGTTCGGCGGCCTTATCAGAAACGCGGTCAGGATGACACACTTATGTGTTCTTACACCTCCTGCCCTACTGTAAGCAGCAAATTGTCGCTTGTGGAAAGAGCTGTGTTAAATGGCATTCAGGATCTTGTTGACGAATACCGGCTGAATGATGCTGTTCCCGGTCCGGACATTAACAACGCTGTTAAATCTAAAAAGAAATTAATTGCAGAGAAAGAGCATGAACTGGAGAAATTGAATGTACAGAAGATGAAGCAGTATGATCTGCTCGAACAGGGAATCTATACGACTGAAGTTTTTCTGGAGCGATCTAACTCAATCGCATCCTCCATTAATTCCTGTCAGGATTCTATAGAATGTCTAAAAGAAGAAATCAGACATGACAAAGAGCTTATTGATCAGCAGTCCTCTTTCATTCCAAGATGTGAAAACCTGCTTGAAATCTACTGGAGTTTAGACACTGCCACAAAGAACAAGATGTTGAAAGAGTTGATCGAGAGGGTTAATTATACGAAGGATACCAAAAATGCTTTCCGCAAGGGGAATGAAGCCACCTTTGTTTTGGATATTTTCCCCAGAATTCAGTCAAATTAA